TGGAACCCTGGACATAGATCGACAGGTTGTCCCAACTGGTGACCAGCACGGCGTTGACCGGGAAGTTGGGCACGGAGAAGGACGGCAGGCCGCCATAGGTGGCAATGACCTGCATCGATTCGATGCGCTCTTTCTCGGTCGGGGTGTCGCCCTGCTTGGCGTACAGCTTCGCCTTGTCGGCCGCCAACAGGTCGCTGCCGATGATGGCCACCAGGTCGCCGTCGTCGCGCAGGTTCTCGTCCACCAACTGCTTTGTGTCGTGCACCAGGGCATCGAGGTTGGCGTAGTCGCCGCCCACGCCGAGGGTGACCTTGCCGGCTACCTTGCCTTCCTTCAGGACCTGCGCCGGGATCAGCTCGCGAGCCTGCTGCAGCCAGCCCTTGTTCACGTCCTGGAGCTTCGGGAAGGCAACCGGGTCGGTGTCCTTCGCAACGTGGGTGCCATGGAAGCCGATCATGATGCGGTCCTGCGCGATGCGTTTCTGCACTGCGGCGGAATAGCGATCAGCAAAGTCGGGGAACTTCGCCCAGGCGTCGATCTTGGCGTAGGGCAGGCCCACATCGGAGTGGGTGTCTTCCAGCTCGTACAGGTTGTTGTCCAGGCCGGAAGCGTCCTTCGCCTCGCGGTCCTTGGTCTTGGTGTCGGTGCGGCCAGTCACCGGGCCGTTGACGCCGATGAAGACTTTCTCGCCCTTCACCTCGGTGACCATGACGATGTTGATGCGCTCCAGGAAGTCGGCGCGAGCGGTGATCGCGTCGTTCAGCTCCTGGGCGATGCTGGGCTCCACTGCGAACTGGCGAGTGGGGTTCTCGACGCCGTAGGTTTCGGCAATGTCTTCCTGCAGCTGAACGTAGCGCTCAGCGGCGACAGTGCTCATGGGCTGGGCCATATCAGAACACCTTCTTTTTCGGCTGCTGCTGGGGACCACGGTTGCGCGGGATATCGCGGCCGGCGGCGTTGTCCAGGAGGCGGCTGAATTGCTTCTCGATGCCTGCCAGGCGTGCCTCTACGCCAGAGTTCTTGGCGCGGCGGCGGCTGCGGTTGAATTCGCGCTCTTCGTCTGCCTTGTCGACGATGTCCTGCACGGCACTTTCGACGGTGTCGGTCAGCTCCTGGTTGTCCGGGTCGTCGACTTCTACGGTCACCGGCTCGATCACGGTCTGGATACCTGCAGCAACGATCAGCAGCTGCTCTACCAGGGCGCTAAGCGCATTCGCGGTGGCTTCATCCATTGGGGGTTTGCTCTCGGTTGGGGTTTGCGGGGTGGTGGCGGATGGCAGCGTTTCGGTGGCGAAGCGCTTGAAGAAGGCGGTCAGGGCGGTGATGAGGCCCTTTTCGCCGGGTGCGGCTTCCGGCTCGCGCAGGGCGCCCAGCTCGACAGAGGCCGCGAAGTAGGCGGCCTTACTCGACCGCGCAGAGAAGTACAGTTCCTGGGTGCCCAGGCTGGCGGGTTCGTCGGTGATGCCCAGGCCGGTCAGGTAGGCCTTGCCGGAGTTGGCAAAGTTGGGAGTGATCTCGATGCCGCCGAACAGCTTTTCGCCCCGGTCGTTCAGGTACAGCAGCTTGTCGTTGGGCTTGAGCTGGGCTTCCAGGGCTACCTGGCCATCCTCCAGCTCGGGGTCGTCTTCGGGCTCGACCAGGCGCACGGCAAACACGGTGCCGTGGGAGCCCGGCCAGCGTTCGTGGTCACACCAGATCACGGCCGTATAGCGCGACGGCTTGTAGGTCTCGGCGATGTCGCGCAGTTCCTGGGGCGTGATGTCGCGGCCGTCTGCGGTGGTGCCGCTGGTGGCTACGCGCTTCCAGTAGGAGACAAGGGAGCGGGGCATGGGGGTGGGGGCTCGGAGTGCTTGGGAGACCCCACCATAGGGAGGCGAGCGGACCTAAACAAACACTTCAATTCCTGTTCATAACTATCTGATAAAAATAGGAATATTCAGGAATTTATCGGCGCGTTCGGGGCTGTTTTGCCGCATAGACTGCGGCCCATGCCCTATTCCATCGAAGTCAAAGAAACCGCCAAGCGCCTGTACCTGCGCCGCTGCAAACCGCGCGAGATCCAGGCACAGCTCGGCCTGCCCAACGTCCGAATCGTCTACTACTGGATCGCCAAAGGCGGTTGGGACGAGATGCTGACGGACGAGGAACCGCTGGCCGCTGTGAGCCGGCGGATCACCCTGCTCCTGGAGAAGCCCGAGACGCTGAGCAAGGGCGAGCTGGACGAGCTGGACCGGTTGACCGCGGTGCGTGAGCGTCTGCAGAAACAGGCCAGCCGGCCCGCGCTCCAGGTCGTGCCTCAGGCGAGCGAACCACCGAACGAACGCGGTAGGGAAGGGGAGCGCCAGGGGCGCCGGGAACGCGGCGACAGAGGCGAGCGCAGCGGCGGCAAGCGCCGGGAGAAGAAGCCGAAGAACGACGTCAGCGCGCTGACCGAAGTGGACTTCCTGGAGAAGTTCACTTCGACCATGTACGGCTACCAGCAGGAGCTGCTGCAGGCGAAGCAAAACCCGCTGACGTGCCGGATCCGCAACGTCCTGAAATCCCGCCAGGTGGGCCTGACCTACTACTTCGCCGCCGAAGCTTTCATGGACGCGGTGCTGACGGGCGACAACCAGATTTTCCTGTCCGCCAGCCGCGCCCAGTCGGAGATCTTCCGCAGCTACATCGTGGCGTTCGCCTCGAACTGGTTCGACCTGGAGCTGACCGGAAACCCCATCGTGCTCAGCAAGGACGGCAAGCCATGGGCCGAGTTGCGATTCCTTTCGACGAACAGCAGCACGGCCCAGGGGCACCACGGGCATGTGTACATCGATGAATACTTCTGGATCCGCGACTTCGAGAAGCTGAACACCGTAGCCGGTGCGATGGCCACCCACAAAAACTGGCGGAAAACCTACTTCTCCACGCCCAGCGCGGTCACCCACCAGGCATACCCGTTCTGGACCGGCGAAGAGTTCCGGAACAGCAAGCGTGGCAAGAAGCTGGGCAAGGAGTGGCCGAGCGAGGCGGCGATTCACCAGGGCGCGCTGTGCCCGGATGGCCAGTGGCGGAAGGTGATCACCATCGAGGACGCCGTAGCCGGTGGCTGCGATAAGTTCGACATCGACCAGCTGCGCCTGGAGAACGACGAGGATCGCTTCGACCAGCTCTACATGTGCAAATTCATCGACAGCACGCAGAGCGCGTTCGGGCTGGCCGACCTGGAGCGGTGCTATTCCGACCTCGGGCTGTGGACTGACTACGACCCCGAGGATCCGCGACCCTTCGGAAACTCGCCCGTATGGCTGGGCTACGACCCCAGCCGCACGCGCGACGATGCCACCTGTGTGGTGGTGGCCCCACCCCTGGAGCCTGGCGGGAAGTTCCGGATCCTGGAGAAGCACAGCTGGCGGGGGCACTCATTCACCTACCAGGCCGGCCAGGTCCAGAAGCTCTGCGAGCGCTTTAACGTCCAGCACATCGGCGTCGACATCACCGGTGTGGGCTACGGCGTGTTCGACCTGGTGCGCGACTTCTACCCGCGCGCTACGCCGATCCACTACAGCCTGGAAGCGAAAAACGCCTTGGTGCTGAAAGCCCAGGACACGATCCAGGGCAGCCGGATTGAGTGGGACGCCGGCTGGACCGAAATCGCCCAGGCCTTCCTGTCGATCAAGCGCGGCACCACAAACAGCGGGCAGATCACCTACAGCGCGTCACGTACCGAAGCCACCGGCCATGCCGACGTGGCCTGGGCGATCATGCACGCGCTGGCCCATGAACCTCTCAACACCAACAAGCGGCGCCGCAGCCGCTACGCACTGAGTACCCAAAGCAGCCATGGCCAGACGAAAAAGACACCAGCGAAACCAGCCCCGACAGCAGCCTGCGCGGGCCTTCTCGTTCGGCGCGCCCGAGGCGGTACTGACGCAGAATATCGGCGAGTACCTGGGCGTGTTCCCCAGCGACAACGGGCGGGTCTACACGCCTCCCGTCTCCCGCGTCGGGCTCGCCAAGCTGCTGCGCGCGAACGCACACCACGGCGCCATTCCCAAGTTCAAGCGCAACCTGCTGTTGCGTGATTTCCTGCCGTCCGCCGGCTGCAGCACGCAGACCATGGGACGCGCTGGCCTGGACTACATGGTGTTCGGGGAGGCGTTCTTCTACCGGAGGGAAAACGTCTTCGGGCAGGTCCTGGAGCTGGAGCACCTGCCCTCGATCAACATGCGGGTAAAGGTCGACGGCGGCTATCTCATGCTCCTACCGAACGGCGATGAGCTGGAATTCGACGCCGACGAGATCGAGCACGTCCTGGACTACGACGTGGAACAGAATATCTACGGTGTGCCGGACTACCTGGGCGGCCTGCAGGCGCTGCTGCTCAATGAGGCGGCGACCTTGTTCCGCCGGCGCTACTACGCCAACGGCGCCCACGCGGGATACATCTTCTACACCAACGACCCGAACTTGACCGAGGAAGACGAGGACGAGCTGCAGGCGCAGATCAGCGCGAGCAAGGGCGTGGGGAATTTCCGCTCGATGTTCGTGAACATTCCTGGCGGCGACGAGAAGGCAATTCAGATCATTCCGGTGGGCGACTTCCAGGCCAAGGACGAGCTGGAAAAGGTGAAGAACATTACGCGCAACGACATCATCGCGGCCTGGCGGATGAATCCGGCGCTGGCGGGGATCATCCCGGAAAATGCGGGGGGCTTCGGTGATATCGAGAAGATTGACCGCGTGTACACGGACAACGAAATGCGGCCCATCTACCAGTTGTTCCTACAGGTCAACCAGGCGCTACGCGAAGACCGACGGGTAGGGTTCCGGGAGGCATAGAGCCACTACATGTTGTGGCACAATGGTACCCGTTCGGAACCATGGGGGTGGGGATGCGGATCTATTGCAATGCGTGCGGGGGCAAGGCTCGAATCGGGTCACGGGATGAGCTTTCGCGGGAGTTCGCCCGGCTCTACTGCATGTGCCTGGATCCACGGTGTGGCCACACCTTCGTGATGAATCTGACCTATTCACATGCTCTGCGCCCGGCAGCGGGAGGGATCGACCAGATCTTGTTCGACCGCCTTCGCCAACTGCCTGCGGCGCAGCAACGGCAGCTCTTCGATCAGCTTGGCGCGCTGCCCTGATCAGGTGCCATTGCTTTTAGGGAAACCAGATCCCCTACAGCAGACAATTGTGTGTCGATACCATGAAAGAAACTGAAAGCTCCCGCGCGCTCTTCATCATCTAGGGAAATATCAGAAGTAAACACGGCTCGTAAGAATTTGATCTGCTGTCGCACGTTCTGAACACCATCTCGAATCTCCATGACACTCCTTTTGGCGTTTTCCATTTTCTTCGCTCCTAGCGTTTAAGTCGTTGGCGGAGCGAACTTTACTAATCGGAATTTTGGTGCGTCAAGAGCTTGTGACAAGTTTCTTACAGTTTCCCGAATCCAATATTTCGGACTGAGGATCTTGGGTTCCTAGCTTCGGTTGTCAATACACGGTAAATGATCTGTATACCGCGTGTTTACTGGTGTTGACAATTTATGGCAAAAACGAATCCCGAAATCAGAGACTCAATTTTCAGGAAATTGCGCTTCCGGAATTTGGAGTTTCGAGCAAAAGGCTTATCCCGCGCGGCTATGCTATTGAATGGACAAAAGGACAATTGTGCTTATGTACATAAGTAAGTAAGTACCGTACTTACAAACAATTAAGCGTTAATTGACGCAATAACAAATTAACGCTGCATTTTGCTTGGTATTGTTCTATTGCGCCGTTGATAGAAGGCGGTTGCAGAAGCTGAGTGCAACACGGTTACTGGATTGAAGCAGGTGCATCATGCTGCAACGCCACTACCTCTGTCATGACCTCAATCGGG